TGGTTGTTGTTGTTGCCATTAGGCTACGACTCCTATCGCGTTAATCCATGTAAGGGTTGGACTTAGTGTGTTCCATGTTTCTGCTGCATTTACCTGCTCCCATTTTACCGCAACTTGGGAGAAGTTTATTGGAGATGCGTTAAAAGTAACGCTCAGGTTGTTTAGGCTGGCTTTGAATGTCCAGCCCTCGATGTAGCCCTGGAATGAGCCATCGGTGATATTGCCAGGAAGATTCTGAATCCAGACTGGTTGGCCTAGGAATATGTTAATCAAAGCATCTCGATCAGCATCATCGATCTCAGGGTTTCCAAGTACAAAGGTAATGCTTTGGAACTTAGGATAAGGGAAGGCTCGAAGATCAATATAACGATCGGCTAAAAGTACTGCGTCAGAATCGTTTTTAATTCTAGATGTGTATTGCTCAGCATAAACTCCAAAAAGAGTTTGGCTCTCTGTATCGGTAGCGGTATAAGTATGAGTGCCATTATTGCCAGAAACGATAGTAAAACTATTGCGAATATCTCCAGCGCGAGTAGTAGCTGCCAAACCTACGCCATTAGCGTGGTTAGCATCGAGCGTGGTATATCCGTTATTGGCTAGATAATCCTGGCGGTGAGTTTGATCTGCATACCCGATATTGCCGTTAGCATCCTCGTAGAGAACGCCAAAGGCTGAATTCGCAATAGCAGTACATAATGAATAAAGGTCTGTGTTAGAAGATGACCGGGCTATTAGCTCATAATCGCCTGGTTGATCAATTTCGCCCAAGCCGATGTTAACGGCATTAGCCCAAATCTCGGTTGGGTTATAAGTAGCCCAAGTCTGAGCTGCTGGCACTTCATTCCATTGCCCTAATAGGTAGCCTGAAAGAAGCGTGTAAATCTGATCTCCGTCAAAGTCGGCGGATAAGACTCCAGCATCGATAATTCTAGGAAGTTTAGATAATGCTCCAAGAGCTGTAATAGATGCGGTAGTTGTATAACCTAAATCTCCAGCCTGATTAACTGAAATAGTAAAATCAGAAATAAAGCCGCCAAAGATAGGAACATAAGTCCCAACTGAGTTAGTGACCTCAACTGTAATGCCAGTTCCGACGGTAAAGTTATAACTTGAGTTATTAAAGTTTAGCAATTGAAGTTGGCAATAGCCTGCAATTGGCTGCACGTTGATATCGGTACGGCCCGAAGTAATTACTAGGTTGGCTACTGTTACATCGGTAATTTCAACGGCATTGATTAATACCTTATAGGAAGGGGTATATGCAGTCATTAAACGAAGGCCGCGCTGCCCAAGGTTCCTCGAGCGTTAGAATCGTTAAGAATGCTGACAATCTGACGGGCTGCTGATTCGCTATCGATCGCGCCATTGACCGTAATGTTAGTAGTAGATACTGGCCTGACGTTTAAGTAACTTGGAACTCCTGAAGGAGTTGCCGGGGCTGAAGGTGCTGAAGGAGAAGATGCGCCTGAAACTTTGCCGCCATCAAACGGATTAAGGTTAGAGCCTAGTTGCTTTGATAGATCAACTACTCGCTTAATCGCATTGTAAAGATTGTTAAAAAAAGTAACTACCTTGGCTAAGCCATCAATCAGGCCAGATATGGCTGTGCCTATAATCTCGAATGCCTTGCCTAAAGTCTTAGATAAGATTGGCGCTAATACATCTCTAGCAAACGCTGCTAGCGCCTTAAATAAGTTAAGAAGCGGTTGAAGTTCCTCACTATTAGCAGCTAGTGAATCTTTTACTGTGTTAAAGGCTTTGCGAAGGCCATTGGTAATCGGAGTTAAAAATTCAATTACTGGGCGCAACTTCTCACCTAGGTTATCGGTAAAGTCTGCAATGGCTGGAATTACGCGATTTACGATTGTTTCAACCATTGGAGTTATGGCTGTGAGGATGTATGAACCTACGGTTTCCTTGCCTTCATCAAAGGCTATTTGCAAACGGCTTAATTTGCCTTGGAATGTGTCTGCCTTAACGGAAGCCTGATTCTCAAACGTATCGGCTAACTTAGCGGTGATTTCATCCATGCTCATTGTCTTTAATTGAGCGGCGGTGAGTCCTACGCCTAATCTAGATAGCGCTGAAGTATTACCTTCTGCTGCGCGAGCCATTGCATTGGTAACGGCCTCGAGTGACTTGCCTGAACCTGCTGCGACATCGATCGCAACTGTCTGTAATTTTTGAGCCTTTTCAAGATCTCCAGTAGCCCGGGCTAAACGCTCCAGCGATGGACGAAGATCGTCATCGGTAATGCCAAAGGCTAGGGAAGTTTGAGTTATGTAATCTTCTGTAGCCTTGATTTGGTTATCAGTTGCCTTAGTTACATTCCTAAGAGTAAGGGCTAACTTTTCCTGAGCGGCTGCATCCTCAATGGCAGACTTAACTCCATCGATGGCTAACTTGCCAGCATAGGCAACGGCTGCCGCGCCTGCGGCTGCAAAGGCTAGCCCAGCTTTCTTTCCAAAATCTGAAACCTTATCGCCAAAAGACATTACATCCTTGTCGGCCTTATCAAGATTCTTAGTGAAGTTATCAACGTCAGCAAGCAGCTTGAGCGTTAATGCTCTGGTACCTGTTGCCATTAGCCCCACTCCTTCAAAATCTTAGTAAATGATTCGGTCCATCGAGCAACGATCTGAGGTTGGATCTTTCTTAGCGTTGGATAGATAAACCAGCCCTTAGAGCCTCGACCTTCGCGGCCTGACCAAACAGGGAACTGCTTAAACTTATTAGAACCGAATTCTGTACCGCCCCAAATATCTCTAGTGGTTGCTCCACCTGAGAACTTCTGAGAAGCGAATCCATAAGTAATCTCACCTATGCGGCTTGACTTCTTAACTTTTGAACCTTGAGCAATACGGCCTGAGACTTTAGTGTTATTACCTCTGCTAGCAGTTTTGATAACTTCAGCCCGGGCGAATTCGGCCAGAGCGCCTGATTGGCGCTTGGCCTCATCGTTTGCTTCTTCACCCATATTCTTTAAAGCCTTAAATACTTGACGGAGTTCAGTCTGGTCTAGTGCTACTAGCTCACTTGCCACGATTGCGCTCCTCTAGTACTTCTATTGCTGTAAGAATATCCTCGGCACTTTGCCACTTATCCATCGGGATCTGTGTTGCTATTGCCAGTTCAACTAAGAGTCGGCTTACGCTTCCTCTTGGATGACTTTTGGGTCTTCCCCACCTACTTCAATATCTGAGACTGACTCCATCCAGACATCGAGTGTCTTGGTTGGTTTGCCTCCTGCATCACGTTTCATTGCTGAATGTGCTACATAAAGAATGTCCCACATGCCGCCAAACTGAGAGATAACCTTTTTAGTTGTCATCTCCCACTTGGCGTAATCAGGTGGTCTAACCAGGTAAGTGGTTTCGGTTCCATCTATATATTTAATTGTTATATTTTGTTGCATTGTTTGCTCCCGTTTCTATTGTTTAGCTGAATGTTTCTGTAACTGCGCCCTTTGATACCTTGAATGTAAAGTCTACAGTCTGAGCATCTGTTCCAGCGCCTCCTGCTGTAGGAAATTCTGGCATTACTGGGAATGAGAATACTGCGCCTGTAGCAGCAGTAAGGCTGATAGTGATGTCTGTGTCTGGTGCTGTCTCTGCTGCTGTCCATAGAGCTTCGCATACTGAGTTAGCCTTACCCCAGTCAGCGAGCATTGATAGCGCGAATGTACCTTCGATGTTTGTGGTCTTGTAAGCCTCGCCATCGAGAGTCTGATATGTCTCGCGAAGGTTGGTCTTTGTTAGTACTGCTGAAGTTGCTTGTGCCTCGATATCTGTTCCACCTGTGAAAGATAGAGAAATATCGCGCCCTGTGATTACTACGGTTGCCATATTATTTTCCTTTAGTTTGTTTGTGTATAGTAGGTAGAAACTCTGATATCGGCCACCAAAACATTGGAAGGGCCAACTTGAGTTACTGTTGGTTTTTCAACCGATCCGATTGTGTACCCTGCTGGGATCACTTTCAGAACACTTATTACTAGCTGCTCGAGATTGTCGAGCGATGCCGGGTTGCTGTTATAGGCAACTGCGACAGAAATTACAAGATTAATTTTAGTGTGGAGTGTGGTCTTGCCGATTGTCTCTAATTCAAGATAGGGAGAATCCGGGACTGTAACTACGAAAGGAACCATCGGAGCCTCTGGAACGTAGGCGTAGACATTGCCTGCAACGTTTGCAAAGGCTGTTGCTAATGGTTGACGGACTGTATCTAGGATCGTTGATGCTGGCATTACTGCACCATTGAATCGGTGTCGATAAACGCTCCGAGAAGTCCTGACACTCGATTGAACAAGCTACGGCCTAAGCGGTAAGGGCTTACGGTTGTAAAGTCTACGCCCTCGATCTGCCCACCTGGAGCGATTCGAGATTGGAATACTTCTACTGAGACTGCTAAGACTGCTGACTCGACCGCGCTGTTGCCTACATAAGTAGCTGCGCCTGAAAGAGTTGCCAAGCCTGATGGAATTACTTTGCGCTCTGTAATGTCTGCGTTTGTAATTGATACTGTAAAAAAGCCGTTAAATTCTCTGTATGAACCATCTAAAAATATGCGTGAGTTAGAGCGCAATACGAATGAATCGTAATCTAAGTTACTTGATTCTAGGATTGTAAAAGTCCCATTGAATGGGGCACCTACGCCCGTCACGACCACGCTCTGACCCGCTGAAAAGTTGTTATCGCCAAGGACATAATATGTCGCGATATTATCTTGAAGCGCCACGACATCGATCGGGCTTGAGTACTTGACCAGCATAGGCAAAATTACTGACTCTGCTGTATCAATTACATCTGCTAAATAAGCATCGTTATAAAGGGCTGTAGAGACACCAAGGATCGACCTTAGTTCTGCTACGGTAACAATTGTTGGCATCTCTACATCCTCTCTATTAAACGACTGGGGGAGCCACCGGGAGCAGCAGCCCCCCCATGATTAGTTATTGACTACGCAACCATGAAACGGTAAGCGCCTGCGCCAAGCTTTGTAGCAGTTGCGCCATAGCCGTAGTATCCAACTTGAACCTGACCTGTTGAGATGAGGTTTGTCTGGAGTGATAGGCGTGGTGATTCGTACCAGGTGTAAGCATCTGGGTTGATAACAATAAGAGTGTTATCGCCAACGCCTGAACCATCTGTTAGTGCGCGTGAAACTCGAAGGTTAAGTCCGAGAAGGTTTCCGCGAATCGCTGTTGCTGTAAGAGTTCCGCCAGCATTCTGAGGATTGATTGTCTGTTGGAAGATTGGGCGATTTGAACCATCGACCAAGCCCATTAGAGCGCCCCATTGTTCTGGAGAAACTACGATGTTTTGTGCGAAGCCAAGAGTGTTCTTGTAGATAGAAACTGCTGCATCTGAAACGAAGTCAGCAACAAGAGCGCCTGTTGTAAGTGCTGCGCGGTTTCCGCCATCTGTTCCACCGTTAACCATTGCTGTTGCAACCGCGTTATCTGTGGCCTTTGCGTAAGCAAACTCCATTTGACGAACGAGTTCAGCGAAGAATGCTGGTGAAGAACGATCTAGAAGTTCTAGTGAGAATGTTTGCTGTCCGATGAACTTCTGAACATTTACAGTTACGAACGCTGCATTCTGATCTGTTTCTGATGGTGTTCCGCCTTCAGATGCAACTGCAACTGTTGGAGCAACTGTGATCTTTGGGATCTCGAAAGTCATACCTGCATCAGGTAGAGTTCCGCGAGAAATTGAGTCAATGAATGGGCGATCTGCGTTTGAGATGCCGTTAATGACCTCTGTGAGTTGGCGTGTTGGAACTAGGCCTGCGTTATCTGTAACATCTGCTGCTGCTGCAACATACATACGAGATTCTTCTGAACCTAACTTTGCGCGAACTGAATGCTCGAGATAAGAAGCCTTATCAACGATTGGGTTACGAACAACAGTTGAAATATAAGGTGCTGTTGCAGCCTTTACTTCAACCTTTGCAGCCTCTACCGTTTCTGCGGCAGGAGCAACTTCTGGAACGGTAGTGTCTGGCACTTGTTCTCCTTCTGTGGTTGATTGTGTTTCTTCCTGAGGTGTCTCAGAAACTTCGTTTTCTACTGCCGCTACTTTCGCGACTTCTGCGCCCGGGATTGCGCCATCTGTAACTAGGCTAACTTCGATGAGATTAGATGCGCTGATAGCCATAACGCCATCTTCGTTATCCCACTCTGCAACATCTACGCCAACGCTAAAATCTGAACGAAGCCCAGTTGCAGCTTCTTCTAGAGCATCGTTGCCTGCTGTTGTCTTTGCGATCTTAAATTCTGCTGTGATGCCTTCTGCATCTGCTTCGAATGAAACCATTTTGCCCAATGGGCGAGTTACATCGTGCTGAAGAACCAACTTGATGTTCTTGGCCATAGTGATTGAATCTTCTTTGAACATGGTTCGCCCGGCGGATGTACTGCCTTCAGCGTTCCATGAAACGATGCGGCCTGCGATGATGCGAGATTCTGTATCTGCCGCTGTGATCGCGTATGGCATAGTTATTTTCATCGGTTCTCCTTGTTGTCGATCAGATCTTCTTCTTCTTTAATCTGCTCAACGCTCATCGCGCCAATTCGATTTAAGATTTCATAAACTTGAGCGCGAGCAAGCGCATCTGAACGCAAGAACTCGTCTAGGCTAAAACGGATAACTCCAGTTGAAGGGCAGAAATCTGGCATTGATAGGCGCTGTTCGATGCTCGCTAAAATCGGCTTCATGCTGAAATCGATAAGGGAGCGCCTCTCCGAAACAGAGTTCGAATAGGTCATGCTCGTAGTTTCAGCACTTACGAAATAAGCAGGTAGGTTGCAAGCGCGAGCCAATTCCAGCGCGACATATTGGCGAGCCTCATTTAGTTGTAACTTGGCAGGATCGATGCCCAGCGCTTGCAATTCAACATCCGCATTAAGAAACGCGGTTGATTTAGTAAGTCGAGCAGTTCTCCATGATTCGAGAAGTTTAGAAATTCGTTCTGCTGGGAGATTAGTTCCGTTAGATTTTAGAACCTGAAGTGGAACTGGTTCTTTAGCGAAAGTTTCAGCGGCTTGTTCTAGTGCATGAGCGGCGCGGATTGTGCGACCTGCTCGATTCAATAAGCCTTCATCAAGTCCGTAAAATACAACCAGGGAACCTACGCCCTGAGTTGGAACTATTGAACCATCGACTTGATAGCCAACGATTTCAGTTTGATTGTTGTTAAGTTTTGGAGTTACGCGATCTGGTGCAACGCGAGTCCA